TATTTCCTTGCGATGGATAGTATTAAATCTGAGTTATTTCAAAGAGGTCTTTGATCAGGACCTCTATAAAATAAATGATTGATCTCACATATATTGCGAGTTTTATTACTTGTAATTGCAGGATTCCGTCCTGCCCGTTTGGTACCCTTTTCTGGGTGACTTACCTTTTCAGAGTAAAAGGCGGTTCAACTGTCGTTAACAGGAGAGATTTCCCTGAGTAAGTTCTTTGATCGGAACTAGAAATGGCGAAAATTTTTCTCTCAAAACTTCTCATTCTTCAGAATAAGATAAATTGGATACAATAACCTGCAACAATAGTTAGCAGGTGCGTTATAAGGTTATGTCAATTGTCGACTTGAGCTTATCCCCAGACCCAATGTACAGGGTGGAAATTAGGGATGAAGTATGCAGAGCGTAAATCAATTGACTGAAGGTCATCACTGAGAGATGGCACTACCTAAGTGAACACGGACTACCAATTTAGAGGCTTTAACCGGTTTTCTGAAAACAATAGGACTACGGAGAATGAGTCGTACGTCTAGATATCAACCAAGAATGATTTCAACCCAAACCCAAAAGTGTGGTGCGACTAAAAACGCACAATCCGACTTCAATGTCACCAGCCCACGAGCGTTTGTATATGTGAAGGAAAGCGAACAACAGTTGTTAGCTGAAATTCCTGGAAACCCATGTACATGCCGTGGAAGATCCTTTGAATATTATGTGAAACGGGTGAATGAACAGATACCTCGTGATACAGAATTTGTTGAGGTACCGATCACGTATTTCAAGGATATGGAACAAGATGTTCCAGAAGAAAATCAGATTCAGGGTATGGATGAGATCTTGCGTCAGCTTGATCACTATTTCCATAAGTGTGGTATCACACAAGAAGATATTGATACCAAGGTTCAAGAAATTATGCGCATGCTGTTGCATGTATTTGAGACTTTTGCTCTCAGTATGAGATTTTTGAAGAGAGCACAAGACTGGAGTGACATTTGGGCCGTCTTTTTGAATGCTTTCAAACTCATTACTGGAAAGACCTCATTGGAGCTTGTCTCAGAATTGGTGAAGGCTAAAGAGTGGGTGATGAATTTCATCCAACAATCAGGCTGGTTCTCTGAGGACAATGGAGTGCAAGGATTCGTTGAAGACGTTGGAGTTCTTCGCGAAGGTTTTGAAACTTACAAGAAGGTGAAGAAGAATTGCGTATTGAAACATTCGAGCAAGCTTATCAAATATTGTCTCGCCTTTGGTCTTTTTACCAAATTGGGTCTTACTTTCGAGAATCTCAAATATACAGAAGTTGAAAAAGCTTACATCGAGCAGAAATACTCCTCACGCATGAATTTTGTTGAAGAAACGATTGAAGGAGTTTTATTCTTTTTGGAACGATCTGCTCAAGCTTATGAGTTGAAAAGTTGGCGACCTTTCTTGTACAATGGAACTACTGTGAGCGCTTGGATTGAAGAGGCTTTTGAAGCAAAAAATCATTATCGTATGTATGAAGCAAACAACAATCCTGACGTTACATATTCGAGTATACTGGGTGAACTCAGCTCCTTAGTAGAGCGGGGTGAGCATTTATGCAAGATGCCAACAACAGATGTGGTAGCAAAAACAACTGCCAAACGCTTGTTGCTTGATTTGCAGTTTATCTATTGTGAAATGACTGCTACTCACCGCAATCAACAAGTTCGTAGTGCTCCATTTGCTGAACTGATCTGTGGCAAATCATGTGTGGCAAAAACTCTTTTTACTGATATGTTGTGTGCCCACTTTGCTCGAGTCAACAAGCTTCCTGAAGGTGAAGAATATTCTTACCATCGAAATCCAGGAGAGGATCATTGGAATGGATACCGTCCCCATATGCACACTATCATCTATGACGATATTGGAGCTCCCAATCCAAAAAAGATGATGGGAATTGATCCAGCTATAGGAGAGCTGCTACCAGTTATCAACTCGAATGCTATGAGCGCAAATATGGCCGATCTGAAGGATAAGGGCCACTGCCCGATCCGACCAGCACATGTAATTGTCAACACCAATATTGAAGATCTCCACGCTGATGTGTACTATGCTTTCCCACTTGCGCTTCGACGGCGCCTTCCCTATATTATCACGGTTGAACCCCGTACAGATGATGCCCAGGGAATTGATTACCGCCAAGAAAGTAGCCCCACCTTTGTCGATGCTTCCAAACTTCCGGAAGTGATGCCTGGATTCTATCCCAATCAGTGGAATATTTCAGTGAAGCATGTTATTGCCAAAGAAGTTCCTGGGAATGGACCACCTCAGGTTGATTTCAATCAGGAACACCGTTTCAATGATATCTATATGTTCCTACATTGGTACAATCAGATTATTGAAGAACACAAGCGCTCCTCTTTGAAAATGGAACGTACACTGAATGCAATGCATAGCGATCAATGGAAGACTATTTGGTGTCAACACAACTTGCCAAAACAGCATTGTCAAATCTGCGCATATGAGAATACATTGCAAGGTCCCCTCTCTGATGATCAAGATGAATTTTTCAGCGTTTCAGATGGTGAGAGTGGAAGTTCCTCAGGCATCGAATGGTCATCAGTTGAGCGTGCAGGTTTTGATGCTCATTTGTGGTCTTCGAATAGTGATGATTCTTTTATTGATCTCGTTCGTAATGGAACTTATGCTACTGTACATTTGGTGGATGATTGGATTCAACGCATCCGAGCAGGAACAGCCAAATTGATTGACATCACATGCAAGAAGATGGCAGGCGTGGTTCTATCCAAAATGAAACATTTGGCAATCACTTATATGAAGGATGCAGCAGAAATTTGTTGGAAGAAAATTGTTGATTCGTCTCCATTGCGATGGGCTCTTCTTGTCATACCCGCTTTTGCAACTCTTGCCATTGTGGGTTCTTGGTGCTCAAGCTTCTTCACCGTTCAGGAGGAAGTTCAAGGACCAGCCTCCTCAAAATATGGGAATCCAATGCCCGTGGTGAAACAAGATGCTGAACCCAACCCATGGTATAATGCAGATATGAAAGTGTCATCTTTTGATGTACCAACATTGACGTCTTCTTGGAAAGGCAAAACAGTGGATGAATTGCGAAATTTGATCAGTCCAAATGTTGTGGCGTTTTCATTACACGCTGAGCAGAATGGTGTTGAAGTTTGCGCTTATGAACAGTTGCATGCTTTATGTTTGGGGGGTCATTTGTTCGTGACAAACAATCATTTGATACCGGAGGCTGAAACTTATCGTCTCCACATCGTACATGGTACTGACGAACGTGGTGTGAACATCAACAAAGATGAAACTCTTGGAGAAACAAGTTGGAAGAGATATCCCAATCGAGATCTTGTATTTTTTGAATTGCACATTCCTCCACGGCAGGATTTACGCGCGCTCATCCCACGGGAAAATATCAAGGTTCAGTGTGAGGGAGCCTATATTCAACGCGATATCAAGGGATATGTCAGTACCAATGTGGTGAGTGCTGTACAGCCTGGAATTCGAGTGCATCCGCGCCTATCACCCCACCCTCTTGATCTTTGGATTGGGCAAGCTGCTGAAAAAACTGTGAATGGTGATTGTGGATCCATACTCTTGGGTCTAACATCGTTTGGTCCCTTACTTTTGGGCCTCCATGTTGCAGGAGGAATTACCTCAGAAATTGAATGTTTGAGGTTGGATCAAACAATTGTCGAAGAAGCATCTGCTGCATTTGGAACTCCTATTATTTCGTGCAATACAGTGAATTTGGCTGCAAAGGATAAGTTACTTCCTCTACATGCCAAGTCCATTTTCCGTTTTATGGAGGGACATGCTAAGGTTATGGGTTCTCTACCAACGCGCTCCTCAATGCGAAGTAAAGTTACGGAAACGGTTTTGGCACCAGCTCTGCAGAAACGAGGGTTGATTATCAAACATGGCCCCCCTGTTATGCAGGGCTGGCAACCTTGGAATCACGCAATTCAACCAGTGCTTGCCCATTCAGGACGCATCCGAAATGATATTCTTCGTCAAGCAGCTGATGCCTACTTGGAGGACATTTTCACGGAAATACCGCAAAAAGAAATTGATACATTACAGGTTTTAGATGATCTCGAAGCAATCAATGGGGTGCCTGGTGTCAAGTATTTGGAAGGTCTCAATCGGAATTCTAGTCTAGGTTATCCTTGGCAACGCAGCAAAAAGTTTATGTTGATGGACATTGAAGATGCAAGATGGCAAGATGGTGTGACATTCAAGGAGGAAGTTTGGGAAGAAATTGATCGTATGGTGAAAGATTACGAAAGTGGTCGAGTAACCAACCCTATTTTTGTTGGTCAATTGAAAGATGAAGCAGTTGAATTTCGAAAAATTGTTATTGGCAAAACACGCGTCTTTCTGATTTCTTCAGCAGCTTGGACTTTGATTATGCGGAAATGGTATCTTTCGTTTGTTCGATTGTTTCAACGATATCGATTTGTTTTTGAAGGAATGCCTGGTTTGAGAACTCAGAGTGGAGCTTGGGGAAAATTACGGAAGTATCTTACAACATTTGGAGCAAATCGTCTATTTGCTGGAGACTTTTCTCAATATGACAAGCTCATTGAGTCTGTGACTTCCCTTGAAGGTTTTCGAGTTATTTTTGAAGTGTGCAAGCGTGCTGGGTGGGATGCACTTTCTCTACAAATCTTATGGGCTATTGCCGAGGATGCCTCCTATCCTACTGTGTTAGTGAATGGGGACTTAGTGCAACTTGAAGGATCAAACCCATCGGGACAAGCCGTCACTGTGATATTGAATTGCATTGTGAACAGTTTGTATATGCGATATACTTACATTTTGAGAAATCCAAAGCATGAGGCCAGATCTTTCAAACTATATGTGCGCCTTGCCACTTACGGAGACGACAATGTCGGAAATGTCAGTGTGGAAATTAATTGGTTCAATCATACAGCTATCCAAGAAGAACTCGAAAAGATTGGAATCAAATATACCATGGCTGAC